GTCCATAAAACCCCAAATTTATTAAAAACACCGGAAGGAACTAAAATGGCAGGTGCCAAAGGCCGCTCAGGTCGACCAACAGAGAAGTCCATAGCTCAACACAAGCTCGATGGCACCTACCGCAACAACAGACATGCCGGCATCATCCAAGATAACGCTAAACAAGTGGGGCCTGAGAGCTACATCAACAACAGCAGCACTAAGACCGAGCTATTCAAGCGCTTCAGTGAGCTGCTGTACAGCGAGGGTCTCACATCAGGTGAGGTCGATAGTCTCTACATCAGTCAGATAGTGGACCTCTATGACGCTTACACACAGGCTGCTGAGGTCTACAACACTGAGGGTGTAGCCGCTAGGGTTGGACCTAAGTTAGCTATCACACTGATGATTGAACTACAGAAGGAACTGCGCATCCAACTAGGCGAGTACGCACTGACACCATCCACGCGGGCAGCTAAGGCTCGCACTAAGGACACTACTGCTGCTGAGGTAGTTGATGACCCTGTAGCCGACTTCCTCAACACTAAGCCACGCTTGGTTAAGTAACCACAACACAACAAAGGACCACACAACATGGCAAACCTATTCGTTACAGACAAACCTAAGCAAGACCCTATTGACCACATCCTACCTGATCTTGCCCTGTGCCTGAAGCACCCACGAGTGTCTAAGATTACAGTGAATACTGATGGCTCTATGGCTATTGACCTTAAGGATGAGGTGGTAACTGGTCTTAGTGAGGTCATTCGTAAGGATGAGGGTCTGCATAAGGCTAACAAGACAGGCTTCCGTGGTGTCTCCATTCGTGGAAACAAGTATCGTGCAGACATCTCTGAGGATGGTGTGCAGTACAACCTTGGCTCATTCGAGACCTTTGGTGAAGCTGTGGCAGCCCGCATCAAAGCAGAACTAGGATTAATCTAATGAAAATCGGAAAACAAGGGCTTGAGCTGATCAAGATGTTTGAGGGTCTACGGCTACAAGCTTACATGCCTACACCTATTGATGTGCCTACTATCGGCTATGGTCACACTAAGACAGCTAAGATGGGTATGAAGATCACTGGGGCAGGGGCTGAGGCCCTACTCAAGCAAGACTTGGGGTGGGTAGAAGCTGTAGTTAACAAAAGTGTGACAGTCCCTCTAACACAACCCCAATATGACGCTTTATGCTCATTCGTCTATAACCTTGGTGGTACTAACTTCAAGCGGTCTACACTACTCAAGAAGCTAAACAACAAGGATTACAAAGGTGCTGCTGATGAGCTTCTTCGTTGGGACAAACAAGGTTCTGAAGTTCTTCGTGGCCTTACACGCCGTAGGGAGGCCGAGAAAGCACTGTTCCTGTCAGAGCCTGTTGCCACTACCCCAGCGCACACTAAAGGCCCTCTAGCAGCCCTCCTAGCGGCTCTAGTGGCTATCTTCACCAACAGAGGGGCATGATATGCTAAAGCTAATCTTATCACTCATTAACCCACTCGCTAAGGTTACTGCTGATTTAATCTTTGCTAAAACCAACCAAGCTAATGCTACGACTGAGCAACAACGTATTGAGGCTGAAGTAACCATCAGCCAACTAGAGGCTCAACAGAAGCTCTTGGTCGCTGAACAGGCTACACGGGCTACTCGTTGGATCAGACCACTGTTTGCCCTCCCTTTCGTGATCTATAACTTCAAGGTTATCGTTTGGGACAAGGTGTTCGGCTTTGGCACTACAGATGTGCTATCAGATCAATATTGGCAACTACAAATGATTGTCTTTGGGGCCTACTTTATCACTCGTGGTCTCGCTAAAAAATAACTAACTTTAAGGAGGCCTCTAATGGCTAGGCGTACGGTCAAAGAGGTCTCAGATGACCTAGACACTCACATTAACCGCCTCTACGAACTTGAGGGTGCACACTCAGCCTTAGATTTACGGCACAGCTTGCTTCACAAGGATGTTGTTGAAAACAGGCGTGATGTTAATGAGATCAAAGACTACTTCAAGTGGTTTATGAAGGTTGTAGTTGGCCTTTTTGCTAGTGCTGTTGTGGGCTTTATAGTCCAAGGCGGTTTAATATAATTAAGGACTTTGGGTCTCCCTAACGGGGGGCCTACAACAACAGAAAGCTACAACATGACAACCACACACTTAGTAATTCCAGATGGGCACTCTAAGCCCTCTGAAGACTTAGGACGCTTTGACCTTTTAAATAAGTTCATTAAAGACCTCAAACCTGATGTTGTAGTTAACATCGGTGATGCAGCAGACATGCACAGCCTTAACACTTTCGATAAGGGCAAAGGTTCCTTTCATGGTGCCTCCTATGAGAAGGACATCAGTTGTGCAGTTGAGAGCTTTGACCGTACGTTCCACAAGACAACAAAGTCTATGCGTAAGGTATTCTGTACAGGCAACCATGAACACAGGATTACAAGGGTCTTAGATCAGTCCCCAGAGCTTGCTGGTGAAACACATGGTGTCTCTATGGGCCACCTACAGCTAGACAAGTACTTTGATGATGTAGTCCCCTATGAAGGTGCAGCAGCAGGTACTATAGTTATTGATGGTATCATCTACGCCCACTACCTGACATCAGGTGCTATGGGTCGCCCTATCAGTGGTGACAACCATGCTCGTTCATTGCTCCTAAAGGGCCACATGAGCGCTACAGTGGGCCACAGCCACTTCTTTGACTTCAGCACACATGTTGATGCTTCAGGTCGTAGGATGATGGGCTTAGTAGCTGGTAGCTTCAAAGGCCCTAAGAATGACGCTTACGCTGGCACTAGCGCACGTAACTACTGGCGAGGTGTTTGTGTCAAACGAATGGTAGAAGACGGCACCTATGACCTACAGATGGTCTCTATGGCTCAACTGGAGGCACTATACAAAACATAAAGGAAACAACATGGCACTGACAAAAGACGCTATTGCGTACGCTAGAGACATCACAGATGGCACAATCTTAGCTAACAAATACATCAGGCTTCAGTGCCAATCGTTCCTTAACGACCTTAACACTAACCAACATGATGATGACTTCCGTTGGCAGTTCTCACATGAGTTAGCAGACCATGCGCTGGGCTACATGCAACTCTTTAAGTACGTTGAGGGCACTGTAGCTGGTCAGCAGGTTGTGCTATCACCTTGGCAAGCATTCCTAATCATCAATGCCTACGGGTGGGTCGATAAGGCCAATGAGGGTATCAGGCGCTACACACGTCTAATCTCTCTGGTTGGCCGTAAGAACGCTAAGTCTACAGTCCTAGCCCTTGTGGGTCTTTATGAGCTACGCTTTGGCCCTGAAGGCTCACAGCTAGTTACTATGGCTACACAGAAGGAACAGGCTAAGCTTGTGTGGAACATGAGTGGTCGTATGGCTGAGACATCAGATCAACGCTTGATCCCTAGCTACAATCGCACAGTGTCTACTATCTCCAATAAGGAAAACTGGACACGCTATTGGCCCCTTTCTAAAGAGAGTAAGCGTCTTGATGGCCTTAACATTCGTTTAGCTATCATTGATGAAGCTGCCGCTATCCGTGACGAGAACCTGTTTGATGTTGTTACATCCTCTATGGGTTCACAGCTATCTCCACAGACTTGGATGATTACCACAGGTCAAACTGGTGCTGAGAGCAACCCATTTATGAAGTCTTTGGACTACGGAAAGAAGGTGCTTGAGGGTTTAGTTGATGACCAACGTGTTTTCACACTAGCTTATCAGATTGAAGAAGGGGACGAATGGAACGACCCTGAAGTTTGGATTAAGTCAAACCCTAACCTTGGCCTAAGTGTTTCCCTTGAGTTCCTCATGGAAGAAATGAAGGAAGCTGAAAACATCCCTAGTAAGGCTGTCAACTTCAAGGTCAAATATTGCAACCAGTTCCTTAGTACAGCGGATGCTTGGATGGACGTATCCTTATGGAACGCCTGTACAGTCTCTAAGCTGCCCACTGATGGCCTTCCTGTCTACATTGGCATGGACTTAGGTGCTACATCAGACTTAACCTCTGTTGCCCTTCTCTGGGCCTCTGAGGGGCAATACTATGTTGACTACCAAGCTTGGGTTCCAGAGGAGGCATTCAAGTCCTGCCCTAAGCACGTCAGGTCTGTTTATGACATGGCTGCTGAAAGTGGGAAACTAATTGTCACTGAAGGTAACGTAGCCGACCATGATGCTGTCTATGACTATCTGTTAAAACTAGCAGAGCGTGAGCAAGTCAAAGAGATTGCTTTTGATAGTTGGTCTGCTGTTCACCTGACCTCTAGGCTTACTGAAGCTGGCTTACCTATGGTTCGCTATGACCAGTCTATGAAGTCTATGTCCCCAGCATCTAAGGAAGCTGAAATCGTTATCCGTAACAGGGCCATAAGCCACTTAGGAGACCCTTTCTTTGCTTGGTGTTTCAATAACGCAGAGGTCTACACTGATGCTAATGAAAACATTAAGGTTAGAAAAGGCCCTGACCATGCGCTAAAGATTGACCCTGTTGTTGCAATGATTATGGCTATTGGTCGTGCAATACTACAACAAGAGAAGACCAAGAAGTTTTCATTCTACATGGATTAACCAAAGGAGATTTGTGATGGTTTTACCATTTGATCCAGACCACAGACTTATTCACTCAGACTTTAACTTAGCCCTAGCAGAAAAAGAAATCTTTGAGCTGTACAACAAACGTGTATCAATATGGGACAAAGCTAAAACCCTTATGCGGTTCGGTGTTAACCCTGATGTTAATGGTGTAGAGGAAACTGTATGGGACATTGGTGGGGTTGAGACTTACGCCACAGGAAACACCATTGACACTATTAGCTCTACAAACGTAAATGATACTGAGAATGTAAGAATTGAGTGCCACACAGTTGTTGGGACTGGTGTGGATGCTAAGTTTACTTTTATCGTGCAAACCGTTACGCTTAATGGTCAAAACAAGGTGTTGTTACCGATACCAGTTGCCCGTGTCTCTTACATGGAAAACGCTAATAGTTTCCCACTGTCTGGAGATGTGTTTGTCTATCAGGACACTGCTATTGTAGATGGCGCACCTACAGATTTAACAAAGGCACATTGTAAGATACGAGGCACTGAAGGTATCGACCAATCACAAAAATGCTCAACAACTCTTAGTGATACAGACTTTTTTATCGTCACTTCAGTTTCAACAGGGCTTGATAAAGGATCAGGGGTTGATGTTTCTGCTGATGTGCAATTTGAAGTAAAAGAGGCTGGTCTTGTTTTCAAGCACCGTAAAGTTTTTTCAGCGGCAAAAGGTTCTGTGCCTATTGTCCTTTCCCCCTACCTGATAGTTCCAAGGAACTCTGATATTCGTGTCAACTGTGCCACAAGCTCTACTAATGTGGCAGTGACAGCATCTTTCAGCGGCTACCTAGCAACTGTATTAACATAAAGGAGGCATAACATGCCATCTCTCTTAGACTGGCTTATGCCTTCAACCGTCAAAGACGACGTCCCAACAACAAACAGCAACTTCACCTTTGCTATTGCAGCTAACCCTAACAGTGCAGTTGAGGTGACCCCAGAGAGCGCTATGACTAACGCTACGGTGTTTACGTGTCTTAGTGTCCTTGGGACTGCTGTATCACAACTACCAGTGGCTGTAATGAAAGAGGGCGATAAGTCCTTTTCACCAGTGAAGCACTACGTTAACGAATTGCTCAAGAAGCCTAACGCTTCCCAGAGCCAATATGAGTTCCTCTACGGCATCGTGGTTGACCTTATGCTTTACGGTAACTGCTACATCCAGAAGATCACTACAAGCTCTGGTAAGGTCGTTGAGTTGATCCCACTGCCAGCCAATGAGGTTGAAACTGTTTTGTCTATCTCAGGCAAGCGCACATTCATTCTCAACAAGAAGGTCTATAGTGAGAAGGAAGTTATTCACCTTCGTGACTTTGTGGGCCAAGAGGCTCAAGGCCTGTCACGGGTTAAGCAGTGTGCACGTCTGGTGGCAATCGACAATGCTATTGACGTTCTTATTGCTGACACATTCGTCAACGGTACTAGTGCATCTGGTATCGTTAGTTTCCCTGATGATGTTGAACCTGCTACAGCTCAAGCGTTCACAGATGCTTGGTCACGTAAGTTCGGCAAAGGTGGGACTACTCGTGGTTCTGTAGCTGTTATTGGTGGTGGTGCAACCTTCCAACAACTAACACCTCTAAGCCCTGCTGATGGTGACATCCAGTCTCTGAAGGAACAGACTACAGCCCGCATTGGTGCTGTCTTTCGTATCCCTTCACACATGCTAGAAATCTTCAGTGGTGCTAAGTATAGTAACGTGCAGGTTCGTAACACAGCTTTCTATCGTGATAGTATTGCTCCACTAACCACACTGATTGAACAAAAGCTAACTTTTGGTCTTCTTGGTGACAGTGGTTTAACTATCCGTTTTGATAGCTCTGACTTGCTTCGTGGTGATCTTCAGCAAGCTACTGCTGTGGCTGTTGATGCTGTAGGCGCTGGGCTACTCAGTGTTGATGAGGCCCGTGCCCTTATGGGTTACAGTCCTATGGCTGAAGAAGATAAACCCAAGCCACAACCAATGCCAACACCAGAGGAGGCTATAGACAATGTGGATGATACGCAGGCCTAATGGCACAATCTACTCTCGTAAAAACCTTGCTAGCTTAAAAGCAGCGTATGGTGGTAACAAGAAGGAACTAGAGGCCCAAGGTTGGCTTTTCGTTGACCTTGAGGCACCTAAGAAGAAGGACACATCTAATGAAGATGATAAGTAAATCCATCCCGCTACAGATTGAGACTAAGGCTGACGCTCCAGCAGGTACAATCTCAGCCTACTTGACCACATTTGGTAACTCAGATGTTGTTGATGACATCATGGCTAAAGGGTCGCTTGACAAGTTCATTGCTAAGTTTAACCCACAGGCTAAGAAGCTGCCAATGTTCTACGAGCATGACCACACATCTATCATTGGTGAGTGGGTAGGGCTTAAAGCTGATGAAAATGGTGTAGTTGGTGAAGGTGTCTTGTACACTGAGACCACAAAAGGCTCTGATGTCTATAAGCTGATGAAGCGTAATGCTGTTAGTTCAGTATCCATTGGCTTTCGTAGTTCAGACTTTGAGAAGAACGACGAAGGTGGACGCACGTTCAATGAGATTGAGCTTGTAGAGACTTCTGTGGTCCTTAACCCTGCTAACGACCAAGCACAGATCATGTCCGTTAAGTCCGATGATGGTTTTATCGAGACTGCTGCACTCAAGAAGCACCTGATTGAAGGCGGCTTGACTAAAGCAGAATGCGAAGCCCTATTCCTTAACGGATGGAAAGGCCTAAAGATGCTCCGTGAGACGGACATCAAGGCAGAAACACTAGCTGAAGCACTCAAGAGCTTTAAGCTGTAAACAGTTTGGGGCGGAATGCCTTAATATCACCCTACCAACCCAAAACCTATAAGACTAACGTGCAGTGGAATACTGTCCCTATGTCTCTATCATCTCTGAAAGGATGACCATGACTACTGAAGTAAATGAAGCCCTTGAAGCTATCAAGGCACAAGTGACTGAGAAGTTCGAAACAGTGGCTGCTAAAGCAGACCTTGAAGCTCTTGGCACAACCAAAGCAGACACAGCGTCTGTTGAAGCACTCAAGGGCCACCTTGAAGCTCTTGAAGCTAAATTTGATGCTATGCCAGCACCATCTATCCTTAAAGCAACACAAGCGGAAGTTAAATCCATGAAATCAGTATCCGAAGGCTTCGCAAAGTCATTTGAAGCAACAGGCAAGAACCACTTTGACGTAGAGCTTAAAGCTATCACGCAGGGTCGTGATGTTACTGGTGGTGCTACTGAAACATTCGGTCTGATCGGCTCGATGTTTAACAGCAACCCAATTCGTTCAGTAGCTTCCGTTATGAACACTACAAGCAAAGCCATTGACCTGCCAGTTCGTGCTGGTTCGCATGGTGCTGCTAACGCTGGTGCAACTAAGGATGTTGCTGACAACGGTAACGCAAGTGTTGGTGTAACAACCCTGATCGTTCAGACTTACAATGCACGTGCAGATGTGACCATTGAAGCTGTTAACGACATCCCAGGCTTTGACCAGTTCTGGGCACAAGACATGCTTGCTGAAGTAGCATCTATCGAAGCTGCTGAGCACGTTACTGAGCTTGCTACTATGACTGCTGGTAAGGTTGCAGCTTCTGCTTCTGTAGTTACTTGGGATGAGATCGTTGATCTTTACTACTCCATTGAGCCAGCGGCTCGTGTTGGTGGTGCATTCATGTTCTCCAGCGAGATCATGGCACAGTTGCGCACACTGTCCAACAGCGGCACAGGCTCTGAGCTGTTGTTTGACCCACAGCTTGGTGGTTTCCGTTTGTTCGGCGCTCCAGTGTACGAGAACGGCTACATGGCAGCTCCTGCTGCTAACGCTATCACAGGTGCCTTTGGTGACTGGAAGCGTGGCCTTGTAATCGCACAGCGTGCTTCTGCTTCTGTTGGTCGCTTTGACCAGACAGTTCCTGGTAAGTACGCTTACTATGCAGAATTGCGTTCTGGCATCTCCAACTGGGACAACTCAGCTCTGAAGACACTGAAGATGGCTGCTGCTTAAACCTTAGCCTTGTTGGCCCCTGAGCATTACGCTTGGGGGTCACCTCAACTGTAAGGAGAAAGCATGACCTATCAAGTAACTATCCCAGCTACCACATCACTTGTGTCTGTAGCTGATCTAAAGACCCACCTACTGCTGTTCGGTGACAACTCCTACGACACTGAGCTACAAGACATCCTCCTTACTGCTGAAGGCTTTATCTCTGACTTCTTAGATGACTTCCTTATTAGCACTACAGTACGGATGAACCTGTTTGCTTTTGGTGACACTACGCTAGACCACAAGAACCCTACAAGTGTTGTAGTATCCTATTGGGACACAAACAACACAGCACAAGTCTGGGCATCTAGTAACTACGTTATCGACACGTCTGATGTTTACCCCACTATCATCTTTAGTGCTAACCCTACTGGTCAGTCCACTAAGTTTGCTAACAAGGGCTACATCACTTACAGCACAGCCCTTACACCAGTCCCAGCTAAGATCAAACACGCAGTCCTTTTGGTAGCTGCTGAACTGTTTGAGAACCGCAACAACTCCACAGATAAGAAGATGGAGAAGGTACAGTTAACAGCTATGAGACTGATGCAATCTATTAGGGGGTGGTAGTATGCTAACATTCCCAAAGAAGGCTGAGTTCTACACTAAGTCTGACACCTATAATGACTATGGTGAACCTATCTCTACTGGTGCACTTTCGTTCACTACAGGTGTTCGCATAACCACACTATCCTTTAAGGACATGGTTAAGGCCACAGGCACTATCGACACTAGCAAGTTCTTTGTGTTCACTCGCAAGAACCCTAACACACTAGCTATTGTGACTGGTGACTTTATGAAGGTTGATGGTCAAACCTTTGAGGTAACAGGGGTTGACCCTATCTATGGCAAACGCTCAGATATTACGTTCCTTGTGGACCTAGTTGAAGACCCTGTGGTTTAAGGAGGTAACATGCAACTAACAAAAGACTTCGCAGCTAAACTAGCGACAGCTACTTCCCCCACTAGAGCCTTCCCAGCTATCTCTAAGACCACTGCCCTTCCTGCTGTAGTTTACTCAGGTCGTGGTGGTATTAGAGAGGCGTTCTATAGTGGTTCCTATGGACTACGTGAGACACGCTTTCAGGTTGATGTTTACTCTAAGACTTACACAGAGGCATCAACACTGAAGGATAGCATCCTAGCGGCCTTCCACGGCTTCTCAGGAGCTATGGGTTCCTCCGTTGTCAGCAGGTCAACTGTAGACAACACCCTTGAGAACTTCACTGATGACGATGAGAAAATCTATCGTATCATCATTGATATTACTTTACTCGACTAATAACTCCCTAGAAAGGAATTACCTATGGCTTCTGTTCAAGGACGTGCCGCTGGCTTTATTGCCACACTATACTACTCAGCCGCTGTTGACGCCACTAAAGACATTACGTCTATGGCTACTACAGCAGCATCTGGCAACGAGGTACTTGACGTGGCGGACATTGGTTCGCTCAATAAGACCCGTACAATCATTGACATCCCAGTTTATGGTGATGACGTTAAGGGCAAGCTTCCAGGCCAAGTGGACCCAGGATCGTTTGACTTCAATGTCACACTTAACCTTGATGATGCTATCCACACAGCTCTGCGTGATGATGATGGTCTCACTATCCACACTCTCGTGATTAAGTTCACACAGGGTGCTAACATCACTTATGCAGTCTTCGATGGCTACATTGCTGATGCTACAGTGAGCCAACCGATTGATGACCGTATCCAGATGGATGTGTCTATTGCTCGTGCTGGTGCTATTACATGGCTTGATGCTGCTTAACACTTTGGCCCCTGCTTAACTGTGGGGGCCTCCCCATTCACAAGAAAGAGACATTATGACAACTACAAAGACAATGATTGATGATACGATCTTGCAAGCTATGCTTTCACAAACTCAGTATTCCCAACCAGCACAAGAGGAAGAATTCTGGTTCTCTCGTGGTAACCAAAAGAAGATGGTGTTTGACCTTGGGGCTAAGCTATTGGTCTCTGAGGAGATGACACCACTAGAAGCTATTGAGATGGCACAAGAGTACGTTGACACATTCTACAGCACAACACTATCCCCTAGTGGATGGAAGAAGGAATAACAAATGGCACAGTTAGCTAAAGTAAAGAACAACAAGCCACTACCTATTGGTGTAGAAGGTATCTTTATCCACAACATGCCAGCTAAGAAGATGAATGACATCTTTGGTAGTATCACTGAGCGCATTAAGACTGAGCCTGATGTTGTTATCGTAGAGCTATTCAATAAGCTTATCTGTGATGACAATGGTGAGCCTTTTGAGGATGTAGCCACCTATGATGCTATCCTTGACGTGCTTTCGCTTAAGGACATCCAAGGCATTATGTCTGGTATTGCTGAAACAATGAACCCGAATGCTAAAGACTTGGGAAAGTAAAGACACGGTGGTTAACCCAAGTTAGAACCTTTATGCTTGCCAATGGCTCTAACTTGTCCACCGTGGATGACCTACCACTAGAAGATGCCAAGGCCCTCTATGTTACCCTACAAGGTGGCTTATGGGGGCCTTATGGGCAAGCCTATCAAGTCTATTCGCTCTATTGCTCTCAACATCTCCAGAAGGAGGTTGCTGTTGCTGTAGCTCAAGGCAAGAAGTACAAGGCAACGCCTGTGCTACCTTTTTACAAGATGTTTCCAATTGTTGAAGACTTCCATTCTCTTGGGCAAGGGCAAGCTAAACGAGAGCGTTCTAAGAAGGACCATCTAGCTATGCAGATGCTTTCTGTATTGCCCTCAGAAGATGCACCAGCATGGATTAAGGAATTAACATAATGTCTTCAGACTACATTGAGGTAAGGGGCCTGAGGGAGCTTGAGGCGGCTCTCTTAGCGCTGCAAAAGGAATACGGTGGTAAGGCTGCTACACAGGCCATGAGGCCCGCTGTAGTGGCTGCTATGAAGCCTATAAAGCAACAGGTAACTCAGGAGACCCCAGTTGACCAAGGTACGCTAAGGGATAGCACAAAGGTCACCATAGGTGCACCAACAAGAAAGATGCTGTCCAGTGCACACTATAACAACACCACAATCATCGCAGGGCGTGCAGGTTGGTTCTGGTCTAGTCCAAGTCTTTGGTCGCAAGCTCTAGCTGTTGAGTTCGGTACACAAGAGGTGGCAGCACAACACGTCCTTGAGAGTATCTTTATGCGGGAGCATATGGGAATGCTCAAGAGGTTTAAAGATACACTGGGACCAGCTATTGAGAAGAAAGCTAAAGCCCTCAACAAGAAGCGAATGAAAGGCTAGACAATGGCAACTATTGCAAACCTATCCATTGGCCTTAGTGCCGATAGTGCTAAGCTAAAGAAAGACCTAGATAAAGCCAAAGGCCACTCTAAGAAGTGGTCTGACGATCAGAAGAAACAGTTTGCGGCTATGAAGACCTCACTTATGGCTGTGGGGGCTGTGGCTTCTGTTGTAGGACTAGCTATAGGTAAGGCCCTTGGTAGCGCAACAGGCGTAGCTAAAGAGCTAAAGGTTATGTCCGATTTAACTGGTGCTTCAACAGATCGTCTACAGAGGATCACACCAGCCCTTCTTAAAGCTGGCATCTCTATGGAGAAATACTCGGACATCATCAAAGATGTTAATGATAAAACACATGACTTCCTCCAGAATGGTGGCGGTCCTATGGTGGACTTCTTTGAGAACATTGCCCCTAAAGTGGGCATCACCAAAGATGCTTTTGTAGGGCTATCAGGAGAACAGGGGCTTCAGCTATACGTTAACTCGTTAGAGAAGGCTAACCTATCCCAAGAGCAAATGACTTTCTATATGGAAGCTATAGCCTCTGATAGCACAATGCTACTACCACTACTCAGGGACAATGCTGCTGGTCTTAATGAGATGGCAAGTTCAGCAGGTGTGTTGCTTAGTGAGGATACTATTGCAAACCTAACTTCTATGAGTGCTGGTTTTAATAACGTTGGAACATCTATCACTAACATGATTGCAAACAACCTATCTGGTTGGATTGGCACTGTCTCTGAGTACCTTATTGCATTCAATGACCGCATGGCTGGTGCTAACACAGCTACAACTAACTTTGGTAATGCTACTGATAACGTAGTCTTAGCTATGGGTGACGAAATCACACAAGCTAACCTCCTGTTCACCCTAATGGGGACAGGCGTTAGCATGAGCCAATCTATGGCTGTAGCAAAGCTGTCAGAAGCTAGGGCGCACCTTCGCTCTGCTGCTGCTAAACGTGATGAGGCTAAAGCTGAAGCAGCACTACAGATGGTGATGCTACAGTCAAACTACATGCTACAGCGTGAGGGCCTTAATGCAATCAGGGAAGGAACTGATGCTTATGAGGAGCGTGAGCAATCTATTGCTGGCATCCTGACTGACATGAATAGCATGAACAACCTGACAAAAGGTTTAGACGAAGGCTTTGCAGAAGCAGCAGCAGAGGTTGAACGTATCCAAGCAGCTATTGATGGTGCAGTTGATGGGATGGTTGTCTTTGATGGTCAGCTTATCACAGCTACTGCACTAAGTGAGCGGATGGCTGGGGCACTAAGTAAAACACGCCCAATGATGAGGCCAATGGACTTAGGTGACTATGGTAGTTCTGGTGGCTCTGGTGGCTCTGGTGGTGCTGGTGGCTCTGGTGGTGCTGGTGGCACTAAACCCGCTGCTACTCCAGACGCCAAGACCTTCTATGAGACCACAGCTGAACAGTTCGTAAGTGGCCTGAAGTCCTCCTTCAGCACAGCGCTTGCTAGTGGTGACTGGAAGGGCTTCCTTGATAGTGTCCTAGATAGCTTCACTATGGGTGTAATCAACTCCTTCACTGAGGGCCTCTTTGCTCCTATGCAAGATGCTATCGGGGGCTTTATGGAAGGCATGTTCTCAAGCATGGGTGGGGGCGGTGGTGGTGGTGACATCCTTGCCTCCGCTATGTCTATCTTTGGCTTTGCTGATGGTGGCATTGTGCCAACTACATCAACCTCTAAGTCCTATGCTGACAGTGTCCCTGCAATGCTACAGCCTGGAGAGCTTGTAGTCCCTAAGTCCCAAGTGGACAACTTCATGAATGGTGCTGGTGGTGGCGGTGGTGGACAGACGTTCAACATCAATGTCACTGGTGACGTATCTAGACTAACTCGCTCTGAGATCGTTAAGATGATGCCAGAGATTGCAGCAGGTACTAACATGCTCAATAAGGAAAACAACAGGCGCTAAGCCTCTATAAGCCCACTGTAGCCACGCTAGGTTATAGTGGGCGATACTTCACAAAGGATAAACTAAATGGCATACTATTTCAAAGGCGCTAAAATCTTAGCACCGCTTTCTATCACATCTAATGACCCCGTCTTTGACGTAGACACTGTAAGCCTTAGCAAGCAAAGGGCCTCACAAGGTGCCCAGCGCTGGGAGCTAGCATTCAGCACAGCTACTTCAGACGCTACAGAAGCTGACATGCTGGTTGGTGTAATCAACAACATAGCTTCTGCTGACACTATGGTTATGCCTCAGTTGCCTTCAGTTGCTCGTTTGAACACTGCTAGTGTAAGCCTAGCTATCTTTGCTGATGCTGCTGCTGGTGATACTGCAGTCACTATTGTTAATGACGGTGTTATTAGCAAAGGTTCTTTCATTAAGTTCAGCAACCACACTAAGGTCTACATGGTCACTAATGCTGTTGCTGCTGGCACTGCAGCAGTCTCCGTTTACCCATCTTTGCGGTCTGCTGTCACAACTGCACACACTACTAAGACTGGGGCTTCTGTCCTCCTTAGCTATTACCGTGACGTTAGTAACCTCAGAGGCCTTACGTTCACTGATGGCATCTTGTCTAGCACAGGGACAGTTAACCTAGTGGAGGCTTTGGTCTAATGAGACAGTTTTCAACGGCTGCACAGGCAGTCTTAGACAGTGACCTTATAGACTATGCTTTTCTCATTAAGCTTGAGTTTAACTCTAACTACTACCTGACTTCTAACAGTTATGATGTTGTCTATGAGGGTAACACCTACTTAGCCAATAGCGGCCTATTTGACTTTGATAGCCCTAAGTTCTCAACTGTTGTTGACCGTGAGAGTTACACTGTTGTTATCTCTGAGGTTCTTAATGAGATGCTTCCTGAGTTCAAGCTTAATGTTATTGGTAAGCCTATCACAGTCTTCATGGCCCTTAGGGATGCTAATGGGGACTTATTGACAGAGGCTAATGATGTTCTGATGATCTACAAGGGCACTGTTGATAAACCTTCTATCTCTAATGATTTTGAGGAGAAGCTTGCAACACTAGAGGGGACTTCACCTATGTCCGACTTAGACCTTGTTAAGACCTTCATAACATCTAAGGATGGCATGGACCAAAAGAGCGACACAGATACATCTTTTGATGAGGTCTATGAAGGAAACGAAATAACAATAAAGTGGGGTAAGGTCTAATGTGGTTTCAAATATTCCAAGTGGTCTTATTTGTTGCGTCTGTTATCGTTCAAAACAAGAAGCAACAGCAACTAAAGGCTAAACAAAAGGCACAAGAACAAGCCCAGCTTGCAGCAGAAGACGCACGTAAGGGCTTTACTCTAACTGTAAATGGTGAAGCTGCACCTGTGCCAATACTTTACGGAAAAGGTCTACTTGGTGGTATTGCTGTAAAGCACCACATCACAGGTAACTATGTCAGCGCTGCACTTACTGGTACTGACACCTTCAACCAAGGCTTTACCAACAGCAACAGGGTTGGTAGGAAAAATGAGTACCTCCATATTCAATACGCATTATGTCAAGATGGCATTGAGGGTGTTGTAGGGGTTAAGGTTAACAACCTAGACTATGACAACACAGAACAAAGGTTCAACCACCTCATAAGAACCTTTGCAGATGGTGGTGCTGCTGACCCTATTGCTTCAGCTAACGGCATCCCTTTTACAAACACGTTCACAGGCACAGCTTTTGCATCTGCAACATTCAAGCTAGATCGTGATGACCCACAGTACAATGGGGCACCTGCAATGGGGTTCATAACTAAAGGTCGTAAGGTTCGTGCTGTTGAGTTAGTAACAGGGTTCTATAACCTTTCTGCAACCTACGTCTACTCTAATAACCCTGCACTGTGCTTACTAGACTACTTGCTTAACGCAGACTTTGGTCGTGGCCTATCTGTTGATGAGGTTGACCTGCAGTCTTTCTATGAAGCTGCTTTAGTCTGTGACACTACAGTTAGCGTAGGTCGTGCAGTGTCTGGTGTAATCAATGGTGGCCCAACAACTAGGGACATTAAGCTTTATGAGTGTAATATTACCCTAAGCCCATCTAGTAGCATTAGGGACAACATTGAAGCTATCCTTAACACTATGGCCCTTGCTGAGCTTACATGGAACTCTGAGGGCAAGTACAAGCTTCTGGTTGACTACCCCACTAGCACTGTGGAACAAGATGCTTTAGTTGATGCTAGCCACTACTTCACAGATGAGGACATTATTCGCAGTAGTGTGCAAATCTCTTGGCCTAGTGCATCTGAACGTCTTAACCAAGTCACTATATCTTTCCTCAACGAACATGAGGACTTTAAGAGCGATAGTGTCACATGGCCTAAGACTTTCTCAGCGACACACACGACCTTCTTAGGTGAGGACAATAACCAACCATTCAGGTCTAGCTTTGATCTTGATGGCACTACAGACCCTTACCACGCCTTAGCTACAGCAGAACAGCTTGTTAGAGAAGCAAGGTCTTCTAGGGTAATCTCACTAACAGTAACCAAGAAGGGACTGAGCATTGAGCCTGGGGACTTCATTAATCTCACATCTGCTACCTGCAACATCTCTGATGAGGTCTACAGGGTGCAAGCTATTGAAGTTAACTCTGACTTCACAATCAAGCTAACGTGTTCTTACTTTGACTACACTACACTTGCTTGGAATGTTAATGATGACATTGCCTACTCTGTACGCCCAACCTTTGACTTTGCAGTAGAACCTGTAACTGGTCTAACGTACACAGCAGGACGGCCCGACGAGGACCACACAGCTATTGCAGAACTTACTTGGACTGCACCTACTGATGGTTCCTTTAAGTGCATCGTCTATTACACAGATGGTGTTGGTGACCTTAAAGTGCTTGGGGAAACAAGTAACGATAGCTTCTCTGTCTACCCTAGAGCTGAATGGGCTAATGGTGAGAGTGTTGCTTTCACTGTAAAGGCACAAACACCACTAGGCCGATTGTCAACTGGTGTTTCTACAACTAATGCAGTTGTAAGGATACCAGAAGCTCCAACATCCTTTAGTGTAGCTGAGACACTCTATCAGACCAACAAGGCTTCTGGTGTTAAAGCTAGAGCTACTATTAGCTTTTCTGAACCAGTGGGAGGTGTTGAACCTAAAGACTATAAGGTTGAGTTCTACAGGGATGCTGACGGGTCTACTTATAGGCTCTTGGGCTACACAGTCGGTCAAACCTATGTTTACGACGATATTAGGGCTGGTGCTTATCACTTCAGGATCACACCTATTAGTTGGTTCGATTACGAAGGTGCTCCGCTCGTTGGCACTAAGACTATCTTAGGTCTGTCAGCTATCCCAGCAGACCCTACAGGGTTCGTTAGTAAGGTTACTGACACAGGCATCTTGTTATCTTGGAACACACCTACGGACCTAGATGTTGTCTCTGGTGGTACTACGGAGATCAGGTACGTCCGTAATGATGTAGTCACCCCTAATTGGGAAATTGCTCAGACTATCGTGTCTAACATCAGTGGTAAAACAACTACAGCAACGCTACCTATTGCTGCTGGTTACTACTTGATTAAGCACGTTGATAGCTCTGGTAACTATTGTGTTAATGCTGCACAGGTGCTTAACTCTTTTGTTGGTCCTGAATACAATGCTATCGCAACTATCACAGAAGACCCTACCTTTGCTGGGACTAAAACTAACTGTACAGTTGTTGGTAGTAACCTAGAACTTGATGCAGGTGTTACCTCTATGACCTATCTGTTTAACAACAGCATAGACTTAGGGGCTGTTGAGAACATTAGGCTAGTCCCCAACTTAACTGCCATTATCTCTGATGGCACAACTGTTGTGGCTGACTATAACCCTGTGGCTACTGTCACTCGCTTTGGTGGTGCTATCGTTGATGCATCTGTCAGCTTTGAAGTTAGGACTACTGATGATGACCCTGCTGGCACACCTACGTGGTCCGACTGGGAAACCTTCACAGTGGGCAACTACAGGAATAGAGCCTTTGAGTTCAGGTTAACTGGTGTTGTAGCTTCTTCAGCTTTCAGCATAAGCATATCTGACCTAAGCCTAACAGCAGACAAAGCTGACGTTAACAAACGTGGCACCTCTACCTCTAGTGCTAGTGTGGACACAACTGTTACCTTTGCTTCAAGCTTCTACGGTGGTATTGGTGGCACTGATGTTCCTTATGTTGGCTTTAATGTTGTTGGTGGTTCCTCTGGTGACACAGTGACAACCTCAAGCATCACAAAAGATGGCTTCAGTTACTCAGTGTACAACTCAGGTGCTAGGGTTGCTAGGACGATCACTTGGCAAGCAGTAGGCCAATAAGAAAACAGTAGGCCCCTTAACGGGGGCTTACGACACTCATTCAATAACTAAAGGACTAAACAATGGCTACTACAACACGCGTATTAGACGCGAATGTTAACGGCACTGTCTACACCTCTAATGCTAATGATGCACTAGAGGCCCTAGACACTTGCCACTCTGGGGCTACAGCTCCTACTGATGAGGTTGCTAATGGCAAGCTCTGGCTAGACACCTCAACAACTCCTGGGGTATTAAAGATTTACAATAACGCTGCTTGGGTTGCTGTCTCATCGGGTAGCACTCCTGCTGACTTACTGACTGACATTAAGACTGTCGATGGCGCTGGTTCTGGCTTAGATGCTGACTTATTGGACGGTAGCCATGCCAGTGACTTTTACCTTGCGACAAACCCAAGTGGTTACACTACTAACGTGGGTAGTATCACAGGGGTTACAGCAGGTTCTGGGATGACTGGTGGTGGCACAACTGGTGCAGTCACTTTAACTCACGCAGACACATCAGCCCAAGCTAGTGTGAACAACACTGGTAGCACCTATATTCAAGACGTAACCCTTGATGGCTTTGGTCACGTTACTGCACTTGTGTCTAGCACTGTGCCAGCACCAAACTTTGGAACTGAATTTATCTCAAACACAGTAATTTCTTCAGGCGCTTCTGAAGTTGTCTTCACGGGTTTGAGTAACACTCTATATTCGGAATACTTTTTTGTGCTTAGTTATCTTTTGCCTGTTACGAATAACGGTGTACTTACCGCAGATTTATCGGATAACAACGGGTCTACGTGGGATACAAGTTACTACGAAGTAGGCAATACTTCTACAAGAAATTATATGTCCCTGTCGGATGGGAGCAGTTCTGCTACGTATGTTGGGAATGTTGGCTTAGAAGCTGGGTTCACTGGCCGAGTTGCACTATACCTCAGTAGTAGCAATTCGAGGCGAACATATGTGAAATCTTCTGGGGCTTGGTGGGACGGAAGCTCTACTTCAACTTTACGAAGTTTTGATTCTGCATTCAGTTCAACCGGCTTTAAAAATTATAACGCTATAAAATTCTATTTTACTCTCTTTGGTGGCACCTTTGAAAGCGGAACAATCTCAATGTACGGAGTGAAAAAGTCATGAGCAATGGTTTTAAAATTGTAAACGGCGTCGAGATGCCACTCACGCCCAATGACATTGCTGATATTGAAGCAAGAGAGTTGGCTTGGGAGCAAGGTGCTGGCGACAGGGTTCGTGAAGACCGTGACCAAAGACTTCTGGAGGTTGACGCCTTTGTTGGCAATCCTCTCCGCTGGGGTTCTCTCTCAGCAGAACAGCAGGACGTTTGGGTTGTCTACCGTCAGGCTCTGCTTGATGTACCACAGCAAGCTGGGTTCCCTAATGATGTCGTGTGGCCCACTAAACCTTAACAAACATTGGCCCTGCTAGAAATAGTGGGGCCTTTTTGTCTTTTAGGGGTTTACAGTATTCAACACCTACTTTAACAAGGTCTCAAGGAAACACAAAGGAGAACACAATGACACATAGAACTATGGACTACGTTACTAAGGACGAATGGGCTGAACGGTGCTTTTATGCTGAAGAACAGATAGAGGGCCTCTTGGACATCTCAATCTCTATGGTAGAGGAACTAGAGAGACTTGAGGAGATCATTGAAGACCTCACAGGTCGTAAGTTTAACGAAGAAGAATGGGGTTAACTTACCCACACGCGCAACAACAACACTTAAAGGAAATAAAGTGAACAACTATCAAGAATTCTCCACACGTGCTAACGTAGTAACACGACGCACTTACAACCGCCCTAAAGATGATGGTACCTTTGAGTCGTGGGCAGAAACAGTCGACCGCGTTATCGACCACCAGCGATGGCTGTGGGAACGCGCTAAAGGCGTCACCCTGGACATGCTAGAGATCGTTGAGCTCGAGAAGCTGCGTATGCTAATGATGGAACGCAAGGCCACTGTCTCTGGGCGCACCTTGTGGCTTGGTGGTACTAAGGTCTCTAAGACCCGCGAGGCATCCCAGTTCAACTGCTCATTCGGGTGTGTAGAGACGGTCCACGACATTGTCGACGCTATGTGGCTACTGTTGCAGGGCTGTGGTGTAGGCTTCGAGCCTGTTGTTGGCACGTTGAACGGCTTTGCTAATAAGCTGGAGGTAGTGACTATTCGCTCAACTAAGGTTATCGGCGATGCTAAGGGCTGCCCGAGCAACCAGTCATGGTCGTCTGTAGACGAAGACGGACTAAAGACCTACCACCTCAAAGTCGGCGATAGTGCTGAGGCATGGGCCAAGGCCGCTGGTAAACTGTTTGCTATGAAGGAAGCTGTGGATGTTCTAGTATTAGACTTCACTGAGGTCCGTGCAGCGGGAGAGCGCCTAAAGGGTTACGGCTGGATCAGCTCAGGAGATGAGACTATTTCATCAGCCTACAACCGCATCTGTGAGCTTATGAACGCTCGTGCTGGTCAACTGCTCACACGTATTGACATCCTAGACGTCCTGAACCTGCTTGGCACTACACTGTCGTCACGGCGGTCTGCTGAGATCGCTCTAATGCCGGTGTCTGACCCTGAGGTCGACGCTTTCATCTCAGCTAAGAAAGACTTCTGGTTGCACGGTAACGAACATCGTCAACAGTCCAACAACTCCATCGTCTTCCACAAGAAGCCAACCAAGTGGGAGCTGTCATACATCTTCGACAAGATGGTTGAGGCTGGTGGCTCAGAACCTGGGTTCATTAATGCTGAGAGCGCTAAGAAGCGTGCCCCACACTTCAAGGGGGTAAATCCGTGCGCGGAGATCCTGCTGGGCAACAAGAGCTTCTGCAACCTGGTCGAAGTTGACTGGGGCAAGTTCCTACAAGACTTTGGTGGGCTCCAGGAGGCTATTGAGATTGTTGCACGGGCTAACTACCGTCAAACATGTGTGAACCTTGACGATGGTGTGCTTCAGCGCTCCTGGCACGAGCTTAACGAATTCCTCCGTTTGTGTGGTGTAGGCGCTACAGGCATCGTCAAGTTCTTGGACCACCACCAGGGTCATAACAATGTTGTAACTATGCTACAGGCTCTCCGAGCTTCAGCTAAGAAGGGTGCCAACTCTATGGCTGATGAGCTAGGCTTGCCACGCGCTAAGCTGGTGACTACGGTCAAGCCATCGGGAACATTGAGCAAGATTATGGACACAACTGAGGGGGTGCATAAGCCACTTGGCAAATACATCTTCAACAATGTGACGTTTTCTAAGCATGATGAGATCATCACAACACTGGTAGCTGCTGGTTACAAAGTCATCGACAAGCCTTTCGAAGCAGACAGTGTGTTGGTGACCTTCCCTGTTGCTTACGAAGACGTTAAGTTTGATGTGGTTGATGGTAAGCACGTGAACCTTGAGACTGCTATTGGTCAACTAGATCGCTACAAGTTGATGATGGATCACTATGTGGACCACAACTGTTCTGTCACCATTAGCTACGACCCAACTGAGATCCCTGCGATCATCGAATGGATCCTAGAGAACTGGGAAACTTATGTTGGGGTATCCTTCATCTACCGCAATGATCCCACCAAGACTGCAGCTGACCTAGGTTATGCTTACCTGCCGCAAGAGGTGGTGTCTGAGGAAGTGTACCGTGCTTACGCTAACACGCTGATGCCTGTGGATCTTACCAACCTAGCTTCAACAGATGATCTATCTGACGAGGCTTGCACAACAGGTTCTTGCCCTATCCGTTAAAACTAAACAAAGGCCCTGTTAGAAATAATGGGGCCTTTTACGTTTTAGGGGGTTGCCAGTGTTTAACACCTACGATAGGAAGGTCTTAGGAAATGAAACACAAAGGATTAAGACAATGACAAACCTGCGCATCACACACACACAAAACTGGACGCACACAGATGGTTCTAAGGGCAAGCAAATAGACACACTCTTGTGTGAGATCACTAAAGAAGATACGCACTGGGTTGAGTTCAACGTCATTGCGGTTGAGAACACAATCAACCCAATGCCTTCAGGTGCGATACATTTGGAAGCTGGCGCTTTAATGAAGCGCGCACTGGTTGACTATGAAGGTAAAGCAGGCATGATGCTTGTAACTAAAGCCTAAACCCACACAAAGGATTAAGACAATGCTTGTAACACTAATCATCTCAACGGCCACTATGGCTTACTTAATCTACAAGGAAGAAACTAAATGACACAGATCAAAGCTACCTACTTGGCACACATGGGTGAGGACAAAGACGTAGCTGAAGCTGCACGAGTGTCATTCGCTAAGAAAGCTGAGAACTACACAGAGGAAGGTAATAACAAGCTCATTAAGTTCTTGGCACGAGAGAGACATATTGCTCCCTTCGGACACTGCTACGCACGGTTCCACATCAAGGCCCCAGTCTTCGTAGCACGGCAACTTGTGAAGCATAAGTTCATGAGGATGAGTGAGGTTTCCCGTCGATACGTCAAAGACCGACCAGAGTTCTACTATCCTTCTGTCTGGAGGGCAGCAGCAGCGGACGTTAAGCAAGGGTCTGTCGGTGTAGCAGCTTCACAATACTTCCCTACATCTTACCTAAAGCAGACTGAGGATGAGACTGTACAGCGCTATGAGAAGATGATTAACCAAGGCATCTGTGCTGAACAAGCTAGAATGATCTTGCCAGTCAACATGTTCACTGAGTGGGTGTGGTCTGGGTCATTAGATGCTTTCTCTAGCATGTGTAACCTTCGCTGTAAGCCTGACACACAATTTGAGACACGTGTAGTAGCTGACCAGATCAGTGAGAAGATGCATGAACTGTTTCCAGTGTCGTGGGCTGCACTAATGGTCTGTAGATCATAAACCACTGATATGACTTGTGGGTCATACTACTGAGCAATCCGTGACGACCCTAATGAACAAACTATGTGAAGGAGAAACAGAATGAGTTGGCACTATCAACTAATGAAACACACAGAACCTGACGGTAAGGTCCGGTATGCAGTACATGAGTTCTACGAAGGTGATGGTTACACCGCCAACCCCGAAACAATCAGGGGTAGGGACAAAGCTGACATCAAGTGGATGCTAGAGACTGTGCTAGAAGACATTGAGAAACATGGGGTGAAAGACTATGAGTGACTACAGAGTAGACGCAGCAACGAAGGAAGAGTGGGCTGAGAGGGCATTGAAGGCTGAGGCTAAACTGAAGAAACTACAAAGCTACTACGGTAAGGACGATGACCCTTGTGACGAAATGATGCCTCCGCCTAATAAAAAGTAGTTAGTTTAGCTCTAGGGGTTTGTAATTTATCTCTGCAAGGCTTATCTATCTAATACCAACCAAACAAAGGAATAAACAATATGCTTAACGATATTAAAACTATGCACAAGAAGTTCGGGGTCTACGATGCGGTGGATAGTCTCAGCACTGAGTTACTACACGACTTCATCAAGTTCCGTTTGTCTTGCATCCAAGAGGAGTTTGAGGAAAGCCAAGCAGCCTTGGAAGCACAAGACGCTGAAGAACTTGTTGATGGCTTGATCGACATCATGGTGTTCACCCTAGGCACCCTTGACTTGATGGGGGTCGACACCCAGAAGGCTTGGTCTGCAGTTATGTGCGCTAATATGAGCAAAGAGGTGGGCATTAAACAAGGGCGGCAAAACCCTTATGGCCTGCCAGACTTATGCAAACCTTCTGGGTGGCTTGCACCATCACACGATAACAACCATGGCTTGATTGGGGAGATCTTCAATGTCTAATGTAGATGAAACACTTGTACAACGCGGCAACCGCTATGGCTCTTTCGAGGATAACGCTCGGTTAACACAGGCCTTGCTCAGCACAACCTTGGGGGCGGCAACGGTTGACTTGACCCCTATGCACCGTGAAGCCCTACACATGATCTTCCACAAGATCGCCCGCATGTGTTGTGGTGACCAGTTCTATAACGACAACCCACACGACATTGCTGGCTATGCCAAGTTGCTGGAAGAATACATAAACCAGAAAGTAGGAGAAGACAATGCCCGGGGTTGACATTAAGCGCAACACTGTGCAAGACATCCGTGACGTCCTCATCAGCAAACTTGCTGGTGGGGATTTTGCGAGTAATGGGACCTTAGAAATCACAGGTGCTAACTTCATAGCAGACGAGGATAGCATCTTCGGTAAGCCAAGTGAAGCCTACATTGAGAAGGAGCTTTATTGGTACCTGAATGAGGACCTTAGTATCCAAGGCCTTGCTCCTGGTATTCCTGAAATTTGGAAGTCTGTGGCCTGCAAGGATGGGCTAATCAACAGCAACTATGGTTGGTGCATCTTTAGTGAAGCCAACGGCAGCCAGTTTACCAACGCTATTAATCACCTCGCTAAGGATGTGGGCTCGCGCCAGGCGGTCATGGTCTACACGAGACCATCTATCCACACAGACGCCTTTACCAACGGCCGTAAAGACTTCATCTGTACAAATGCAGTCCAGCTGCTAATTCGTGATGGGAAGCTAGAGTACCACGTGTCTATGAGATCGAACGACGTAGTCTACGGATACAACAATGATGTGGCCTGGCATAGATATGTGCATCAGCGTGCTCTAGCATGCCTCCCTGAGTCTCTAGGGGGCATTGAGATTGGTGACATGTACTGGTCGGCTGGGTCGCTGCACGTCTACCCAAGGCACTTCAAGCTAGTCGTAAGATAAGATTTACAGGTGGCTCTGTGGTTCACAAAAGGCCTGTAGAGCCACCACCAACTAAGGACCTCACAACATGACAAGCCAAACTCAATTCGAGCTAGAAGTACAGATGCAGGACCGTGGCTATGCCAGGTTCTTAAAGCAACTGCAGAGTGCCCGTGACGGCGAGAGCCAAAGCAACACAGCACATGGCCGTGAGGTCATTAAGGCTAACATGGACACAATGCTTGAGAACCTTGAGGGCTTCATTAAGTCACAGGAGACTGTCAAGCGTAAAGCCCCGGCATCCATTCTACTCAAGGGCCTTAACCTTGAAGCTGTGGTTTACCTTGCTCTGAAGACAATCGTTAACAGCTTGGGCCATGATGAGGCTAAGACTACTGCTACGGCTATCAATATTGGCCTTGCAGTCTCTAACGCTGTTAAACTAGCAGAACTTAGCAAGGACAAAGAGAAGAAGGGCCTTGTTAAGCACATTGAAGCAAGCACTAAGCGCACTTTAGGTAACGACAATGCTAAGTCTAAGGCTGTAGCTGACACCCTGACATTCTTTAACATGCAATCCACTTGGTCAACTGAAGACCAACTGAAGGTGGGTGTTACGCTCATTGAACTTGCAACACAGGCTGGTCTTATTGACAATGTGACAGTTGGTGGCGGTAAGACTTCCTTTAAGAAGCTTGTTCCTACTGACAAGACTATGGAGATGGTTGAGGTGATGAACCTATGCCCTGAGTTTGCCCCAGTCTACCTCCCCATGGTAGTAGAGCCAAAGGATTGGGACCAAGACGGGAACGGTGGATATCTTACCCTTCTGCAACCCTTGGTGAAGACGCGCTTTGAGGGACACAGAGAGGCACTCCAGGACGCCAACCTGTCTGATGTGCGTGCTAGCATCAACATTATCCAACGTACAGCCTGGAGGGTCCACACAGGGCTTCTAAGCATCGCTCAGGTAGCTATGGAGGACGGATTGGACCTAGACTGCCTTCCGTTCAACTATAATGATGATCGTGCGAAGCGTACTAGCATTCGTGTAGGGGCTACAACAGTCCTTAATCTTGCTGAGGAGTTCAAGGATCGTGATGCTATCTGGTTTCCTCACAATATGGACTGGAGGGGTCGTGTTTACCCTATGGTTGACGGTCTGTCCCCACAGGGTAACAAACTAGCTAAAGCGCTCCTCTCATTCGCTGAAGGCAAGCGTATTGCTGATGGTGCTGAGAGCTTCCTAGCTATCCATATTGCTAACGAGTTCGGTAATGACAAACTATCACTTGCAGATCGTGTCTCTTGGGTCTTTGAGAATGAAGATACTATCATTGAGGTGGCTAATAACCCATTTGGTGAGAACAAGGCCTTCTGGATTACTGCTGACAGCCCTTGGGGCTTCCTTAGAGGCTGTATTGAGTGGGCTGGCTACTGCGAGGCACCAGAGGACTTCATGAGCGCTCTGCCAGTCGCTTTTGACGGGTCTTGCTCTGGTCTTCAGCACTTCTCAGCTATGTTTAAGGACGAAGTAGGTGGCCGTGAGGTCAACCTTCTGCCTAACCTAGACCGCCAAGACATCTATAGTGCCGTCCAGAAGGCTGTAGAGGCAACCCTACGCGCCTCTGGTGACGACCTTGCGGTTAAGTGGGCTAGCACGGGCCTTTTAACCAGAAGCCTCTTTAAGACACCCACAATGACCTACGGCTACTCTTCTGAGGTTCCCGGGATGACCGACCAGATCAAGGAATATGTTATCTCTACTAATCGCGATGCTTTTGACAAGGATGAGTTGTTCTTGGCCTGTAACTATCTTGCTAAAATCACTTTCACCGAGATAGAAAACATCGTGGTCAAGGCCGCTGAGGCTAAGACTTGGCTTCAATCTTGTGTCCGCGGCAAGGATGAGGCCGCACAGTGGACTACGCCTGACGGAATGGTTGTAGTGCAGAAGTACAAGGTCAAGAAGTCTAAACAGGTTAGCATACTTGTTGGGGATGCTAGGGTTCAACCACAGTACAGCTTCCAGACTGATAGAGTGGACACACGTAAGATGGCTAGCAGCATCTCGCCTAACGTAATCCACTCCTTAGATGCCGCACACATCCGTATGGTGGCCGTAGCGGCCTCAAGGGAGCAAATGCATAGCCTAGCGATGATACATGACAGCTTTGGTTGCCATGCAGCAGACGCTGGACGCTTCTTCAACATCATCCGTGAGGAGTTTGTTAAGCTCTACAACCTAAACGTTGCCAACAAGTTGAATGAGGATCTTTCTGGCGGAGCTGTTACCCTACCACTTATGGGCAACTTAGACCTTCAGGGTATCATAGACACCGACTACTCGTTCGCTTAATAGCCAGAAACACTTACTATAGAGGAAGGACCGTTAGTTAACTCTAGCGGTCCTTTTTTGATGCTTATTAGCTCTATTTGGGCCACTTGTAAGGCATTGAAAACAATAGACATCTAAAAACACTTACTATAGAGGAAGGTGGTTAGTACTATAGGATCCCCTTAGTACCTTAAGTACCCCTTAGGTTAACCTTAGAATACCTTAGGTACTACCACCTCTGCTAAGACATAAAGGATAACATAAGATGAACGATAGTACTAATGAGGCCATTTTAGCCCTCTCAGAACTACACGAAGAAGAACTGCTAGAATATCTGACAGACATGGTGGTTTTAGAACCAGAGCTATTCCTTAGCATTGTACATAGCAACTATATGCTTATGCTACAAGAGCTACGTGAAGAGAAGCACAACGGTTACTCAATGTATCCTGAGCTAAGCTCATGAACAAGTCCAAGCACATGACTGTAGTCTTCATCTTTGTAGCCATGTCAACAGGACTTATGCTGTTCGACTATGCTTCTATGATGCCAACAGCTACACTATCTATTCTACCAGGCTTCTATGGTGGCTTCTTTGCAGCTTTAGGTCTAGCCCACATATTCGACCTTATAAAACAATACAACACAAAGGACTAAACACATGACCTACTACCTCCTCCCAGATGGCACTATCACCTTTAAGCGTAAAGAAGCTGAAGGTTACGATCGTGACTGAATTAACCCGTCAACCATGTCCCACTTGTAGTAGCAGTGATGCTTTTAGCTACAACACTGAGAAGATGGTCGGCGTTTGCTTTAGCTGTGGTGGCTCCTACCCTAAGTCTGGCGTGAAGTACTCTGAAGAGACCCTTGAGCTCTACCCATTAGGGGAACTTGAGGGCTTTACGCCTTCAACCACAACCACAAAAGAAGCAATCGGCAACTATGTAAGCCTTAGAGGTATCGATAAGAGCACCTTTGAGCACTATGGTGTTAAGACTGTCGTTGGTAGTGGTGGCTCACCTTTGAGCCAAACCTATGTTTACCCATCAGGTGCCACTAAGACACGTAAGTTCCCTAAAGACTTCACCGCTACTGGTAAGATGGATAGTCTCTTTGGGATGAACTTGTTTACCGCTGGTACGTCTAAGATGGTAACTATCACCGAGGGCGAACTAGACGCTCTATCGGCCTTTCAGATGCTTGGTGGCTTAACGTCCCGTTATGCTACTCCTGTAGTATCACTACCATCAGCTAATCCGTCAAAAGCCTTCTGGGAAGCCGTCGTGCCCTGGCTGGATAGCTTCGAGAAGATCGTGCTTTCAGTCGACGCAGATGGCCCAGGCGACGAAGTGGCCCAAAAGATAAACACTTTGTTTCCACACAAGACCTACCGGGTGGACCACAGCATCTATAAGGATGCAAACGACTTCCTAGTAGCCGGCAAGGCTTCTGAGTACAAGTCTGCATGGTTCAATGCTGCTAGGTTCACTCCAGACAACCTGCTGCACTCACAAGCCGACCTCTTAAGTCTGTTTGACGATACCCCAGAACACTCTTTTGTCCCAACAGGTATCATCGAGTTCGACAACAAGGCCATGGGTCTTCACCGCGGGCACTTCACTATGTTCAAAGCTGCTACAGGTATCGGTAAGACTGAGGTCTTCAGGTTCCTAGAGTGGAACTTCATCAAGCGTGGTGTTACTTTCGCCACCTGTCACCTTGAGGAAATACCACTCCGTTCAGTATTGGGCTTGGTGTCCTACGATCTAAAAGACAACTTGACTAGAAAAGACCTCATTGAGGAAAAGGGTAAGACTGAAGAAGTCCGTGCAAGCATCAAGCGTCTAGCGGGTACAGAACACTTTTACCAGTTCAAGCTACGAGAGGGTGATGGCGCCGATGAGTTGGTCCAGCAAGTCAAAATGATGGCAACCGTCTATGGTTGTCAGTTCGTTATGATTGAGCCAATCCAAGACACTATCACCACCTCGTCAGAGAGTAGCAAAGAGAGCGAACTAGCTCAACTAGCTATTCGACTGTCTAAAGTGGCGGCAGAATACAACATCGGTGTCATAACCATCGCACACACTAACGAGAACGGCGATGCTAAGTATTGTAAGATGCTTTCTCAACGAGCCTCTGTTGTAGTCGACTTACACAGGGACAAGGATGCTGAGGACGCGATAGATCGCAACACTACTAAACTGGTGATTACTAAGAACCGCCCAACTTCAGAGGAGGGCTTTGCTGGCGAGATGCTGTTCGACTTGAACACGTTTACCCTAGCACCACTATAAGGAAACAACATGAAAATCGTATTCGACCTAGAGAGTGACGGGCTTCTAAACAAGCTGACTAAGATCCACGTCTTCTCGTGGTCTGTGGTTGGCTCTGGTGTAGTCCACAGCACTAACGACCTCAGCACCATCCAAGAGGTCATGCACAAAGCTACAACTGTCGTAGGCCACAACATTGTAGCCTTTGACATCCCAGCACTACAGATGTTCGAAATCTATACAGATGCCGACATCATCGACACCTTGCCACTCTCTTGGTACTTAGAGCCAAAGCGCATTAGGCATGGTCTAGGCGACTGGGGCGTCACAGTAGGTGTCCCTAAGCCCAAAGTGGACGATTGGGACAACCTGTCCTACGAAGACTACAAGCACCGCTGCGAGGAAGACGTTAAGATCAACCTTGAAGTCCTGAGTATCCTAGAGCGTAAGCTTACAAGGCTCTACCGTGATGAGGGCGAAGCTAAACGTCTCACTGACTACCTCACATTTAAGATGCAGTGCGCTAGAGACCAAGAGGTCTATGGTTGGCGGTTAGACGTGCCCAAAGCTAAAGCACTACAAAAAACATTAGAACAGATGAAGGAGAGCTCACAAGATCAACTATCAGCAGCTATGCCCACAAAGCCTATTACAAAAGTAATGAACCCGCCAAAAGTGATGCACAAGAAAGATGGCACACTATCTTCACGAGGCGAGGCTTGGCAACAGCTACTTAAAGAAGCCTACATGCCAGCATCAACCATGCAACCTATGACTATCTTAGTAGGGCATGACGCTGGTAACCCTAACAGCCACGAGCAAGTCAAAGACTGGCTTTATGATCTTGGGTGGGTTCCTGAAACCTTCAAGTACGTCCGAGGGGACAACATCGGTGAAGAACGTAAAATCCCACAGATACGGGATGGTTCTGAGCTATGCCCTAGCGTACTCAAACTAGCTGAAGTAGAACCTTCAATCAAACTCTTGGAAGACCTGACAGTCACTAGCCACAGGCTTGGTGCCGTTAACGCTTTCCTAGAGTGTGAAGTTAATGGTTGGTTGTCAGCAGGTATTGCAGGCCTCACCAACACCTTTCGGTTCAAACATAGGAAGCCTCTAGTTAACCTCCCCGCTGTCGATAAGCCTTGGGGAAAAGAACTAAGGGGCTGCTTGATTGCTCCAGAGGGTGAGGTGCTTGTTGGTTGTGATATGGTTTCCCTAGAGGACACCACTAAGCGACACTACATGCAACCTATTGATCCTGACTATGTAGCTGAGATGCAGCTTGATGGCTTTGATCCACACTTGGACTTAGCTAAACATGCTGGGGCTGTAACCCAAGAACAGATAGACCAACACAATGCTGGCACTATCAACCTTGGTTCAGTCCGTAAGGGCTACAAGGCTGCTAACTATGCTTGTGTCTACGGTGTAGGCCCAGCGACACTATCACGAACAACAGGACTACCCCAAGGTGAAGCTAAGAAGCTTATTGAAGCCTACTGGGGTCGTAATTGGGCAGTACAGAAGATTGCAGAAACCAGAAAGGTGCGAGAGATAAACGGTGAAGCTTGGATACTCAATGCAGTCTCAGGCTTCTGGCACAGCCTACGTTCCGAAAAGGACCGTTGGTCAACCACAAACCAATCCACTGGTGTCTATTGTTTTGACCAATATGTTATGTTGGTTAAGGCTGCTGGTGAAAAGGTTATCGGTCAGTTCCATGATGAAGTTATCGTAGCTACTGATGACCACAAAAGAACAGAGCGTGTGCTTCTTGAATGCAAGGACAAGCTCAACGACAAAATGAAACTCAATGTACCACTTGGCGTAGATTACGCAGTGGGCAAGAATTATGCGGAGATACACTAGATGGCTAAAGGTAAAACAACAATCGTTTCTATGACTGGTTTCGTAGAATACGCACGAGTGTTCCCAGAGAACATGGACAACGGAGACTACCACGAGAAAACACAGGGGCAATACAATGTAAACTTCTACCCTGAAGACAACGAAGGCTTCGAAGCTTACTTTAAAGCTGGTGCACCAGTGTCCTCAATGGGGCACGATACTATCAAGATTGGTAACCCTGAGCTTGGCACAGGTAAGTTCCTTAAGCTCAAGCGTCCTAACGTCCACCCAATTGCCCCAGAGTGGGGTGGTGCACCTACAGTCTTTGACTTCCGTGAAGGTGAGAGCCTCAAGAAGTGGTCAATGGCAGACGATGGCGAGCTAGGTAACTGCTCTAAGGTTACTGTAAAGGTGTCCGTTTGGGCTGATGGTAAGAAGTCCATCCAGCGCTTGGAGAAGATTGCAGTTCATAATCTAGTTGAGTTCACTGGTCAATCAGGTTCTGCGGTTGACATGGACACGTTCTAATGCTTGTCCTAATAGACGGTGACATCCTAACCTATAGGGCTGCTTTCTCTTGCGAGGGGCAGCCGCTAGAGGATGCACACGACAAGATAGACGAGATGGTAGAGGAAATCTTGGGGGCGGTAGCTTTTAGCGCAACCTCTGAAAACTACGAGATGTTCATTACTGGCAAAGGTAACTTTCGCTTTGATGTTCAACCAACGTACAAGCAGAACCGTTCAGGCAAACCTAAGCCTGAGCATCTGCCAGCACTACGTGACTACTTGGTTGAAGCCTACAACGCAAAGGTCTCTAGTGGACAAGAAGCAGACGATGACATCACTATCCGAGCCACAGAGCTAGGCCCTGATGCTATCATTGCTTCGATCGACAAGGACTTCTTGCAGGTTCCTTGCCACCACTACAATCTAAATAAGAAAACATTAGTAAATGTTGATGAGTTTGAGGGGCTACGGTTCTTCTACACTCAGATCATTATGGGTGATAGTGCTGACAATGTGTTTGGCATCAAGGGTGTTGGTCCAGTGAAAGCTGGCAAGATGCTTGCTGATGCTACAACAGAGCGTGAGCTTTATGAGATTTGTGTAGCTGCCTATGGTGGTGACACAAGTAAGGTCACAGAGAACGCAAAGCTTCTGTGGCTGCTACGCAAGGAAGGTCAGATGTGGTCTATCCCAAGCGCAGTAAGCTAAGGCAATCGGCACTCAAGGCTGGCTTTCGATCTGGTCTTGAGCAAGATAACTCGAAACATCTAGAGAGGTACAATGTAGACTATGAATACGAAAAGTACAAAATCAAGTACGTTGGTAAGCCACGGACGTACACACCAGACTTTAGACTTTCGAACGGCATAATCATTGAGGCCAAGGGTCGCTTCATTCCTAGTGACAGATCAAAGCATCTGTTAGTTAAGGAACAGCACCCTGAACTAGATATCCGTTTTGTCTTTAGTAATAGTCAACAAAGACTTTCCAAGACTTCAAAACAGACCTACGGAGGCTGGTGCGAACGTCATGGGTTCCTTTACGCTGACGGGTTGATCCCCGTTGAGTGGATGAAAGAGAGGTGATCTTGCCATCTAGTGCCCCAAGGGCCTGTCGTGTCCCAGGGTGCGCTGCCTATTCGTGTAGTGACGATAACTGTTTAGACAAAAGACAAGCTACACATAAACCAAAGCAAGCGGGAGACCCTCATGATCGGGGGTCTCTCAGCCGTGATAAGGCATACAGTAATGCACGATGGAAGAAAGTAAGGAACTCACAGTTGTCAAAGGCACCACTATGTCAGAGGTGCTTGAGTTTCGATATAGTAACTATAGCAACAGACGTAGACCACCAGACACCACACAGGGGTAGTAAGAACCTCATGTGGGACGCTGGTAACCTACAGTCACTATGCAGATCGTGCCATAGTTGGAAGACACAGGAGGAGCTTAAAGGCACCTTCCATGACTTCCGTAATAATGTTGCGTGAGGTTCACACTTTGGGTAACAATATTCTGATTTAATGGCGTGCATAAAAT